CCGGTTCGGCGGTGATCGCGAACTGGATTTCGATCTTCACGGCGTCGTCGTCCTCAAACGGCTTGGACACGGCGGCGACCTGAACCGGGAAAACGTCCATCTTCCGGCCGGGCACATCGCCAGCGTCCATGCGGAGGATGTACCCGGTCGTGTCCCGTGGCAGGAGGGTTCTCACGTCGTTGCCGGACGGGTCGGCGTAGAAGGTGAGGGATGAGTCCTCCGCCTCGATCGACCCGGGGATCTTGCCCGTGAACCGGCTGTTCACGTCCGGGGTGTCCACGAAGTTCGACGAGACGGTCCACCCGTCCCACTCCGCGACCTCACCGGACAGGTCCGTTCCCGCGTTGATCTCCTCCCGGGTAGGCGCGTTCTTGTCCGCTATCGTGGGGCAGAACACCCACTTGAGCTGCCCCTTCGGGTAGTAGCGCTGGACTGGCGTGATCGGCGTTGCCGGCATCTACTCCTCCCCCCGTGCGCGCCGCCGTCTGACATGCGAAACCCCCGCGTCCTGCGGGGGCTCGATCTCCTCGGTTTCCGGCTGTTTCGCGACTTCCCACCCGGCGGCGCGGTGGTGCGGCACAGCCGATGCGGGCACCATCGCCTCCAAGCCGGACGGGTGCACTATCTTGACCATCTCCATTTCCCCTCCATGGACCGTCGCAGGGGCGGCATGACCCGGCCGGCGCCGGCCCGGCCGCTCCCCCCGGCCGTGTGGCGTCATGGGCTCACAGCGCCCTGACGTCGACCCCTGAGGGTGTCGAAAAACGATCGACTGTCGACACTCTCGACTCTCCGGCGTTCCCCCAGGACAGATGTGTCGGTAACTCGTGTCGAGAAACTATGGCGAAAAAGGGTAGCGCCCCGGTATTCTCGACACATGTTGATCGGTTACGCGCGAGTCTCCACCGAAGACCAGAACCCGGCCCACCAGATCGACGCCCTGCGTCGCGCTGGTGTCGACCCTGAGCACATCTACGTCGACAAGATCAGCGGCTCTAAGTCCAGCCGCCCGCAGCTTGACCTCGTCATGAAGCTGCTGCGCGAGGGGGACACCCTCGTCGTCACCCGCCTTGACCGCCTCGGCCGGTCGATGGTGCACCTGGTCAACCTCGGCGCTGAGCTGCGGGAGCGCGGGATTCACCTGCTCGTCACAGAGCAGGGGATCGACACCCGTACGCCCGAGGGCCGCGCCATGTACGGCATGTTCGCCGTCTTCGCCGAGTTTCAGCGTGAGCTGATCGTGGCCAACACCCGCGACGGCCTCGCCGCCGCACGGGCCCGTGGGCGCAAGGGCGGCCGTCCGAAGAAGCTCCGCGACCGGCAGGCCCAGCTTGCCCGCGAGATGTACAACGAGGTCGGCGAGGACGGAAAGCGGAAGTGGACCGTGCAGCAGATCGCCGATGAGCTGGGCGTGAAGCGCACCACCGTCTACGGCTACCTGAAGGAGACGGCTTGACTTCCTCCCCACGCCTGAAGGCGGGGGGGAGGAAGTCAACACTAGACGCGGATCACGCCGACGCTCAGCCCGGTAAACGGGACAACGCCCGTTACAAGTGCAGCCAGCGCACCCTCCTACCTGAATCCGTGCTTGCGTGCGGCGGCGTCCACAGCCGCCCTCACGTCCGCGTCCACCCGCTGCCAGGTATCCCGGGCCGCCGGGAACAGGAACGGCCGCGCAGGCTGAGACACCCACCGCGTCCGGTTGCCGAACACCGGGTGGCGGAACGTGCCCTGCTTGCCTTGGTTCTCGTACGGCCGGGCGTGCGGTGCCCGCCGCTGGTTCACCACCAGTGCGACGCCGGGGCGCCGTTTGGCGAAGGACACCCGCAGCCGGGTCGCCGCCGGTATGCGCGTAGACCAGGCGGCGTTCTCCCGCGCCTTGACGAGGGCGCGCTGACCGGCCCTGCGCAGGGCGGGGCGTAGCTCCTTACGTATTCCATCCGGCAGCTTGCCGAGGTCGAGGATCAGAGCGCGCAGTTCATCCGTTCCGGTGCGCTTCCTGGGCATCAGCGGCTCCACGCGTCCACGGCCACCACGAACCGCAGGCTCGCCTCAGCACCGTCGGGGGTTTGCTGTTCGGTGAGGGACCCCGTGGATAGGCGCGCCCTGGCGGCTCGGCCGTCGAGGGTCGGGTCTTCGGTGATGCGGCCGGCCACCGCGCCCACCATCTGGTACACCCGGTCGCGGGCGCGTTTCATGTTGGTGTCGCCGCGCAGGGTGTAGGCGTAGCAGGTCACCTCGTACGCCTCGTGGTCGGGGTCGATGGTGGCCTGCTCCTGCGTGAGGGTCACCTCGACCACCGGCTCGCCCGGCTCCCCCGTGAACCCGACCGCGAGGAATTCCCGCTGCGGGGCGATCGGCTGCCCGTCGCACACCTGCACCCCGGGCAGGGCGGCCTGGCACAGCGCGACCAGCGCGTCAATGACTGCCGGCACCGTGCTCACGCTCATGCGATCCCCGGTGGTTGGTCACCCAGCAGCTCGAGCGCCCGGCGGGGGATGGAGAACCCCAACCGGGGATCCCACGTCTCCTCCGCCCCGAACCGTGGCAGGGCGGTGCCTCGCTGCGTCTCCCACATGTGCTGAAGCAGCACAAGCGCCGCCTGGCGGATGTTTGGTGAGATGCTCGCCCGGCCGGCCTCGTAGGTGACCCGCACCGGGCCGGGTATGAAGCACCCGTCGCGGCGACGCACAACACCCGCTGCCCGGTCCACGTCCAGGTCGGCAACATCCTGGTCCGGGACCCCGGTCACGGCCGCCAGCACACTGGTCACGGACAGCACCGGTGTGTGGTTGAGCGCGATCGCATAACCCCCGCTGTGGGTCTCCACATGCGTGGCACGCAGGATCGCGCCCGCGTGACGCTCACAGATCGCCGTCACCGACCGGATGAACCCGGCGATCTCCTCATCGTCGCCGGTGTCCTCGGGGTCGATGTTGAGCTGCTGCTTAGCTTCGGCGAGGGACAGGATGCCCGCCTGCTCCCACTCGGGGGCGACCTCGAACGGCTCCTCGGTCACCGTAGCCGGCCCGGTGGTGACCCAACGGGCCACATGCAGCCCCGCCGTAGTGGTGACGTACTCGAAGCGGTACACCCCGGTGCTGTCGCGCACCACCTGAGGTAGGGTGAACGGCCCAACGGTGGTGGCATCCGGCAACCGGATCGTCAGCGTGATGCTCGCCGGGTCAACCGGGGCGCCCCCACTGTCACGCACCCGGGTGAGCAAGGTGACGGCGGCGCCAACCCCGTAGACGGTCACCGCCGCCCTCGGCGCCGAGCCGCGGTCTCCGATGCCGGGTGCGCCCGCTCAGGGGCCTCCACCTGCTCGCCCCGCACCAGCTCCGCCCATCCAGCCATGCACCACTGCGAGGCCAGCGGCGCGGGCACATCGACCTCCTCACCCCGCCGGTAGGCGAAGCTGGCGCCGGCGAGTGAGGTGAGGATTCTGATCCTCGGCATCTGTAGCTCCCTCACGTTCCCGGCCCGCGCCAGCCGGTACGGGCCGGGGAGGACGGTCAAGGTCAGGCCTCGGGCCCGTGCTTGAACAGGCGGAACGCGCTCGCGTCGTCGATCCGCCCATCCAAGCGGGCAAACCCCAGGAAACCCACCTGAAGGAAGTCGGCGTACCGCTCCGACAGGCGCATCACCTGCACACCCTGCACCTGGCGAATGACGTAGCCAGCCTTGAAGTCACCGAACGCGATCGACACCGCGTCCGGGGCCGGGTTGGGCATCCCATCGTCCACCGTGTACGGGTAGCCGTTGATGGTCGCCGGGAAGCCGGGCGCCGGCACAGGCACCCACAGCGGCCGGTCCTGGGAGTCCTTCAGCTTCCTGATGAGCTTGAGCGCGGCGTCCGACAGCACGTACCGGGCGCGGGACCGGTAGGCGGAGTTCACGCTGTGCTCCAGGTCCACCAGGTCGTCGTAGGTAATCACCGGCTGTGCCGAGGTGGCACCGGTCACACCAACGGTGCCCTGGGTGATGCCCTGCGGCTGCCCGGTGCCGGAGCCGGTGGCGAAGTGCTGGGCGGCGGCCCGGCCGATTCGCTCACCAAGCTTCCTCGGCAGCCAGGATTCCAGGTCGAACGCGGAGTCCTGGAGAAGCTGAAGGGACACCCGCACGAGATTGGAGGTGTAGGTGTGCGCGCCGAGGGTGTTCTGCCCGAACGTCACATCCTGCTCGGTGACCTGGGTGTTCTCCCCGAGGATCGCGCCGACGTTGCCGGTGTCGTCGCTGGTCGGCCACACCAGCGGGTTCCCCGTGCTGGTGGTGATCACGTTGGCGA